ATGGCGAACCCATGGACCAGCGCCGGGGCTCTCCGTGCCCAGATCACCATGGACGCGCTGCTGACAGGCGGTGGCTACGCCTATGCCAATCGTGCCGGCGATGGTCGGGTTGTCGAATTGATCCGGCTACCGGCGAACTCAGTCCGTGTAGAAACTGACACGCTTACGGGAGAACCCCGCTACCGGCTCAACGAGAGTGCTGGACAACGCTTTTTCACCTTTAGGGACATCATCCACGTTGCCCCTTTGGCGTCTCTGGATGGCGTGAACGGCGAAGCTCCGATCCGCACCGCACGGGAAGCCATCGGTCTTTGCATCACACTTGAAGCACACGCTGCCCGTCTTTTTGCCAATCAGGGCAGACCGTCCGGCTTCCTGAAGTTTGCCCGCGCGCTCGCTCCCGATGCGATGGCGAAGATGAGAGCATCCTGGCAGGCGATGACGCGAAGCGGCGGCACCGCCATCTTGGACGCAGACGCAGACTATAGGCAACTCACCCTTGCTTCCACCGATGCACAATTTGCGGAAATGCGGGCCTTCCAGATTGTTGAGATTGCCCGCGCCTTCAACGTGCCCCCGACCTTCCTTGCCGACTTCAGTCGGGCGACGTGGAGCAACCTGACTGAAGCCAACCGCCAGCTTGTAACGTTCAGTCTCATGCCGTGGTTTCGCTCATGGGAAGCAGCTTACCGGCGTGTTCTTCTGAGTGATGAGGATCGGCAATCCGGCATCACTGTTGAGTTTGTGGTGGACGGGCTCTTGCAAGGCAATGCGTCCGAGCGGGCCGAAGCTGTTGCCAAGTTCCGGGCTGCTGGCGTGATGACCGCCAACGAAGCCCGACGCCTTGAAAACCTCCCCGCGATGGACGGCGGGGACAAGCTGGAAAACCCGTATACCACCACAGGGGGCACCAATGAGTGACGCCCCCACGCATCGTCAGTTTTTCGGAGACACCGAACGCAATTTCCGGCTCAAGCCAGAACTTGTCACTGAACTTGAACGCATCACCGGTGCGGGCATCGGTGGCCTGTCCCGGCGCTTCTTCGCCGGCGATTTCCGTCATGCCGAGCTTCTGGGAGTGATCCGGCTTGGTCTCATCGGCGGTGGAGAAGACCCCGAAACCGCCGCCGCACTGATCGACGCATATGCGGCACCGCGCCCCTTGATGGAACTCTATCCGATTGCCGTGGGCATTCTCGAAGTTCTCATGTTCGGAAAGGTCTCGACCGATGAAGAATAACCCTGTGCAATTGATTGCACTCTTACCTAAACGTCAAAGTGCAATCAATTTCACTTCCGAAACGCGCGAAGCCAGTGCCGGCGACACGCTGGACGTGGAAACCCGCTTCACCGTGCCGACCGATAACGGTGACATTGAAGGCATGGCCGTTCGGTTCAACACGGTTGACAGCTACCGGACCGAATTCGCGCCAGACGCTTTCAGAAACATAGAAGGCCGATCTGTTCCGATGCTCTAGGCGCACGATCCCGGCACGGTCATAGGCTCATGGTCTTCCCTTCAGGTCCGGGCCGATGGCCTGACGGCGAAGGGCCGGCTCAATCTTGCTGTTGCCAAGGCACAGGAGGTGCGCAGCCTCTTGATTGCAGGTGACATCAAGGGGCTATCCATCGGCTTCCGAACCGTAAAGGACGAACGCCGCGCCAACGGCGTTCGCCGGATTGTCGAAGCCAGTCTTCGGGAAATCAGCATCGTTGCGTTTCCCGCCGTACCTGGCAGCGGGATTACGTCCGTGCGCACTGGCAGCTCTGACTTTTCCGCCTTCCTCACCTCCGTCCGCGCCGCATCCGCAACCCTGAAAGGCTAACCTATGAACGCGCATACCTCCCTTGAAATCCGTTCAGCTCTTCCGCTGGAAATTCGGAATGATCCGTCCGAAACGAATGACCCCCTTGCCGCTGCAACGGCGGCGGTGGAAGAGCTTCGCAGTGCTTCCGCTGAATTCCGCACACGGCAGGAAGAAGAGCTTCGCGCCGCCAATGACCGCATCGCCGCGCTGGAAACCCGCCTCAATCGCCCCGGCACCGGCCAGCAGGAAAATCGAGAAGAACCAGCCCTCGAACGGCGGGCGTTCAGCAACTTTGCCCGCTATGGCGTGGAACGCATGCAGGCTGATGAAGTCCGCGCTCTCACAGTCTCGACAGACACAGCAGGCGGCTACCTCGCCCCGGAACAGTTTGTGCAGGAGCTTGACCGCAACCTTGTGCTGTTCTCTCCGGTCCGCTCCGTTGCCCGTGTCACACCGGCGTCGGCAGGTGAAATCATACTCCCGAAGCGCACTGGCACCATGACCGCAAGCTGGGGCGGGGAAACCGATCCGGCCACCGGAACCCAGCCGGCCTATGGCCAGCAGAAAGTCAATGTCTACGAACTCAAATGCTACGTGGACGTATCCAATACCCTCTTGGAAGATGCTGCCTTCAACCTCGAAGCCGAACTTGCTTTCGATTTCGCGGAAGAGTTCGGGCGTGCTGAAGGCGCTGCATTCATCAACGGTGATGGGACCGGCAAACCGAACGGCCTTCTGAACACAGCGGGCATCGACACGCTGGACACGACCGGGGCCGACCTCCGCGCCGACGATCTGATTGACGTGTTCCATGATCTTCCCGGCGCTTATGCCGCCCGTGCCGTCTGGGGCATGAACCGTTCGGTGATTGGCGAGGTTCGCAAGCTCAAGAACTCCGCAGGCGATTATCTTTGGCAGGATGCGCTCACAGCTGGCAATCCGCCAACCATTCTGGGCCGTCCAGTCGTGGAACTTCCGGATATGCCGGATTACCCCGCAATGGACGCCGAAGCCCTTCCTATCGTCTTCGGTGACTTCAAGAGCGCCTTCCGCATCTTCGACCGCGTGAACCTGTCCGTGCTCCGTGACCCCTACAGCCAGCAGGTGAACGGACTTGTGCGCTTCCATGCCCGCCGTCGTGTTGGCGGTGGCGTCACCAAGACGGAAGCTCTTCGGCTTCTGAAGGTGGACCGAACCACGCCATAACCGCCCAGCCACCGAACAAGGAACGAGAACCATGACCATCAATGCAACAGCCAAGGCCAAGGTCTTTATTGGCAGCGCAAGTGCGACGATTTCGGAACTTACCGACTTTGAAGCCGATACCTGGACCGAGATCAAGGAAGTGGAAGACCTTGGCGAATGGGGCGCGGAAGGCACCGAGATCACCTTTATCAGCCTTGCCGACAGCCACACCCGCCGCCGCAAAGGCACCATTGACAGCGGAACCGTCGCGCTTGTTTGCGCCCGTGATCCCGGCGACCCCGGACAGGAGAAGGCCCGCGCTGCCGTGGAAGACCACCTTCCCTATGCCTTCAAGGTGGAGCTTGCCGACAAGCCGACACCAACCGGGACGAACTCAATTTTCTACTTCCGTGCCCCCGTCATGTCGGCACGCAACCAGTTCGGCACGGCGAACGATCTGACGAAGACCGCCTTCAATCTGGGCATCGACGGGGCAATCCTCGAAGTGCCGGCAGCGGAAGGCACCCCGTGACCATGGCAAGGCTGGCAGACACCATCACTGTCAGCATCGGGGGCGAGGCCATACAGCTTCGCCCCTCTCTTCGCTTTGCCATCCGCTTGGAGCGCCGGCCCGGATCGTTCGCCCGTCTCGCAAGGGACGTGTTTGACGGCAGCCTCACCGCTGCAATCGACATCATCCGTGACCACTACGATCATCCGATGCTTGAAACGCTTATCCTCGACAGCGGGTTTGATCGGCTCCGTGAGCCGTTGACGCTCTACATCATGGCGCTGGCGGGCATGGACCCTGAAGCACGAACAGAAGCCCCAGATGACGCGAAAGCAGTTTCTTTCGGGGAATTTCTGGAAGACCTCTTCAAGAAGGCCGCTGGCTGGCTGGGCTGGGAGCCCGATGTTGCCCTTGATGCCACCCCCGCCGAAATCATGCTCGCCATGGAAGGCCGCATGGACATGCTCAAGGCCATCTTCGGCAGCGCAGACGATCAGGACACCCCCGAAAGCAAAATGAGTCTGGACGACAAATTCAGGACGGTCTTCAGCAGCTTTGGCACCACCAAATTCACCAAGCGCAAGGAGGCGAATTCATGAAAGTCACAAGGGAATGGCCGGCGCTTGTTCGGTCCTTAATGAACGAACACGGACTGTCCGAAAGGAAGCTTGCACCAATGGCAAATGTGCATCGCACAACCTTGCGCAACTTCCTGTCCGGAAACGCGCCACAAATGCCCGTGGATCATCTTGAACGCATCCTTTCCGTTTTCGGATACGAGCTGGAAACAGCGATTATCTTCCCCGAAGAGAAGGAGGGCAGCGAATGCCATATGCGGCACCACGCATCTGTCAGTGTGGCCGTGTAGTCGCCACCGGCATGCGTTGCGGCTGCCAAGCCCAGCGCGACCGGGAACGAAAGGCTAGACACGATCAGAACAGGCCCAGCGCACGCCAGCGCGGATATGACAGCAAGTGGCAGAAGGAGGCCAAAGCCTTTCTTGCCACGCACTCCCGTTGCGTAATGTGCGGGGCACCGTCCCGTGTCGTGGACCATGCCACCCCACACAAGGGCAACCGGAAGCTCTTCTGGTCGCGGTCGAACTGGCAGCCCCTATGTACGTTCTGCCATTCGTCCCGCAAGCAATCCATGGAGAAGCGCCGATGAACAGGACATCGCCAAAGCTCCACCGCTTTCGGAACACATGGATGACCGCACAGCAGATTGCCGAAGTAACCGGCCTGAAGGTGCGTACCGTTCACCGTCGCATTCAGTTCAGCCTTCCCATTGAAGGGCCGGCACGTAGGGGACCGGAACCGAAGCGGTATGAGTTCCGTGGCAAACTCGCCACGGCACGGGAAATCATGGCAGAAACCGGATTGTCGCGCTCTCAGGTTCACAAGCGCACGGATGGCGTTCGGTTCTTCGATCTGGACGAAACAACAGACCCGTATGCGGACTTCCAGCCGAACTGTCGCTTCGTCACCTATCGCGGCATCAAAGACAGCTTGGCAGGTTGGGCACGCCGCACGGGCATCCCTCGCCATGCAATTGCATACCGAATTGAATGTGGGTGGCCACTCAAGCGTGTCCTAACCGAACCCGCCATGCGCCCCCATCAACGCAAGCGATACCAGCGCAATGCCGAGATCATCCGCAGGATGCTTGAGGGCTTCAGCAAGCGCGCCGTCAACCTACAATCTCTGGAGCGGCTAGCATGATCACCTCAGCCAAAAAGACCAACTGCCACACCAATGGCCGTGGACGCACCTCGTTTCACCAGCTTTACCGCTCTCTGGATGCGAACGTGCCGCTTCACTTTCTCAGTCACATCGAAACGAAAATCCGCAGGGTCGGTCCGTCCATTTTCGAATTCATTGACAACGATATCACCGATTTCACCCATTATCGTGATGACTTCCTCTTCGGACATCCCGGAAAGCGAAACGTAAAAGTAATCACTCTCCTGAGTGTAGTTCTCGAACAAAATTACCGGAAGTTCAGCGGTGCCGATGCCCTGTTCTTTTATGACTTGGCGCGAAAGGTGGATGCCATAACTTCTTTTCGTCAACGGCACGTCAATCGCATAGCCACCCTCCTTGTAGGGAATAAGCATGTGCCAAGCGCGACCCACATGAGCGTCAAAGCCCCATTTCGCATTCATCACGACTTCAATATTGCGTTGAGTGTAACCACTATCCAAGAACAGAGTTATCAGCGCCCGCTGCCGTTTGTACCTGTCGAGTTGTTGTTTGCTCGAAATAGTAAGCATGCCTTCCCCTCCAAAACCCAAACGCGTCAAGCCAAAGTCACGGCGAACTCTACACACGTCAATCTCCGACACCGGGGTATGCGACGACTTTCATCTAACCCACTGGGACCGGCGCGGGGAGTCGCGTGCGCGATTTGCATCCCCGGAAGGAGCTTTCGCAATGACCATCATTAGCGTGGAAGATGCGAAGGCGCATCTAAACATCACCGTGGATACCGACGACGCGTTGCTTTCCGGAAAGATTGAGGCTGCCGAGGCGTGGATTAGCCGCTGGCTGGAAACCCCGCTTGCCGAGATGGCCGAAGTGCCAGCCGATCTGAAGGAAGCCATTCGGCTGCTTGTAGGGCATCTCTACGAAAACCGGGAAGCAACCCTTGTTGGCATCACAGCCGAGGAAATGCCCTTCGGCATCTGGGACATCATCAACCAGCATCGGGCGTGGAGTTTCTGACATGGCAAAGAACCCCGGTCTGACCCGTCTGCAAAAACGCCTCGACGCGATCCCCCGCGCCGTCAAACAGGCTGTGCAACCAGCTTTGAAAACATCCGGTGATGAACTTGCCCACCGCATGCGTGCGCTAGCTCCGGAAGACACAGGCGCATTGAAGGGCAGTATTGCGGTGACGGCACCGGGGGGCACCACACCGCCCTATTCGCAGCCGGGTGGTTCCCAGACTGCAACGGAAAATCAGGTTCTGGTTACTGCTGGCAATTCTAAGGTCCGCTATCCGCACCTTGTTGAATACGGCACCGCCAACGCCGAAGCGCAGCCCTATTTCTGGCCTGCTTACCGGCTCACGAAGAAGCGCATCACCAACTGTGTTTCGGCGTGGAATAAGGAC